CGACGGGGCGACGAACTCGAACGCCCTGACATATAAGCGGCGCTTGGTACTTTCCGGGGCGCTAAGCAACGGCGTAACGACGGCGACGAACTCAGACAACCGTGGTCAGATTACGCTTTCTGGTGGCACAGGCTTCTACACTTTCACGCAGGGACCGGGAGTCGCGGGGATTTGGACAACCGCGCCCATCTGTGTGATTTGGGACGAAACGAATTCGCCGAATAATGCCGTTGCCACCAAGAGCGTAAGCACGAGCACCCTGACCATTACGATTGCCGGGGGGACAAGCGTTGACCTCTTTAGTTACATATGCTACGCGGGCAATTGATTGAGCCAGGATGAAAAGGTAGCAGGGCGTGGGCGAGAGCTACTGGCGGCGCGACTGCCGGTGCAAAAGCAGCTTGCTCCAGGAATGGCAGGCGCAGGGATACCGGTTAGCGAGGAGTTTTGCGAGTGGCTGGAATTTTGGGCAATGACGAGCGAAGACCCGCTGGAGCGGATACTCGCAGCAGATATGCGGGTGAAGCTGGCTACCAAGAACCCGGAACAGCTAAGAGCGGCGCTCGACGCGGAGGTGAAGCGGCGGGCGGGAGAAATGCTGACCAAAGTGAAGGCGGGGGCGAGGAATAAGGTCAATTACAACGTGGACCGGCTGCGCGAACTTGCTCAAAATCGCGCCCCGACCGGCGAGCTCGAGGTTGACCCGGCGACGAGCAAGATTTGAAATTGGAAATTTGAGATTTGAGATTTGAAATTTCAAAGAGCAGGAACGGGACGGCGGGCGAGTGAGTGAGCGAACTCAGCGAGAGGGAACGGCAGGAGTTAAGATGGAGAGCGCAGACGGATCTGTTCTTTTTGGGGCGCGACATCCTGCACTACGACCTCGAAGAGCAGCCGCACCGGCAGATGTGCGACTTCCTGGTGGCGAAGGACCCCAGGAAGACGATAGGCGAGCAGAGCGAGATCAAGGAACGACAAGAACTCCTGAGCCGGGGGACGTTCAAGAGCACAATCAACGTCATCGATTCCGTTCAATGGATTATCTGTTTCCCGGATATTCGGATACTGTGTTTAACGGGGGAACAGGGCCTTTCGGCCGCTTTCCATGAAGAACTCAAAAACACATTCACGATCCAGCAGGAAGACCCGAGCGACTTTCAGATTCTTTTCCCTGAGTTTTGCATCCCGGCTGGAACACGGGAAGCATCGGGTGACTTCATCACTCCAGCCCGGAGAAGGTTTCGCAAAGAACCAACCTTTTGGTCCAGTAGTATCGTTTCTAGACTTCCAGGCTGGCACTGCGACGTGCTTAAGCTAGACGATGTGGTCAACCCCGAGAACTCCGAGAACGCCGAGCAAAGGGAAAAGGTGATCCGGCGAGTGAATATGGCGAGGAAGCTGAGAGATCCAGGCGGGTACATCGACGTGATCGGCACGCCCTATGACGTTGAGGATTACTACAGCTACCAACGCCAACACGCCAGCAAAAAGACGTTCGTGTTCATTTCGCACGCGGCATGGGGAGTGAAAGCGGAAGCGAGAGGGAAAGAACTCACGGCGCTCGCTGAAACCGACGTGGAGAGCTACTACTTCCCGGCGCGGCTCGATTGGGCGTATCTCAAGAACGAGCTTGACAACGACCCGGAGAGCTTTGCTTCGCAGTACCTGCTGGACGCGACGAAGAAAGTCGGGGCGATTGTCAAGTTTACGGATGAGATTCTGGACGCTGCTGAAGTGCCTTGGCAATCAGTCTCTGTCTTTTCGAGCTACTACGCGATTTGGGACTTGGCGTATGGTGTGGAAGGAAGTGTGAAGAACAAGCCTTGCCTGACGGCGGGCGCGATCGAGGCGAAGGATTCACAGGGTAGGCTGACCACGGTTGAGCTGATCGCGGGCTATTACGGAGCGCATGAGATTGCTCCGCAGATCGTGGACGCAGCGGTGAGGCATCCGCTGCAGTATACGGGGATTGAAGACGCGCCGGGAGTGCGCTGGCTGGAGCCGCAGATCCAGGAAGAGGCGAAGCGGCGGGGACTGGGGACGCTGACCATTGTTTGGATTCCTGTCGACCACACGGAAAACGCCAAGCGGAAGCGGATCGCGCTCGTTCCCGGACTGATGCACGATAAGCGGATGCTGATTTCGGATGCTTGCATTAACAAGGACTTTTTGCGCGAGCAGCTTAGCCGCTACACGGGCAGGCCGAAGACGCCCATGGACGTGGCAGATGTGCTGGGGCTTGCAGCCGTACACCTTGGCAACTACACGCCGGCAGCGCAGCCGGAAATGACGCAGGAGGAGTACGAGGGGAACTGCAAGATCATACGCGACCGGGCGATGAGGGAAGTGTTGTTCCCTTCGGCGCAGAGTGCGGCGGAAGCGGTGAGCCAGCCGGAGCAGAGCGGGGAAGGGGTTGTCAACTACTTTTAGCGGAATTTGAAATTTGAGATTTGAAATTTCAGAGGAAGGCCGATGGTGGAATGGGTTAGGAGATGCCCGGAGTGCGGAAGGGAACTGAGGAAGGCGGACCCCTTGGCCGTCGTGAAGTGCGTATGCGGGTGGGTTTGGGGATTCCGGGCGATCCGCTTGCCGGACTGGGAAGAATTTGAAATTTGAGATTTGAAATTTGAGAACGCGGTAAATGGCACACATTGAACAACAAGCGCCGGCGATGCAGACGCCCGATGCAGAGGCGTTCACCGACCAATACACGGTTGAAGACGATGCAGCGCTGCAACTCGTTTGCCGGGATGCGGACCTAGCCCAGGCGTGGGTGGATTCGCACTTCCTGACGATTCGCTGGATTGAGGCGGACATGCTGTATCAGTCCCCGCCCATGCTGAAAGTGTGGGAGGGGACGACGGTCCCGCGGGCGAATATCTCGCTCTTCACTGTGGCCACAATTGTCAACTCGCTGCTAGGGAAAGTCAGGAATGGGCTTTTCTACGAGAAGCCGCCGTTTGTGCTGAGACCGAAGCCGGGGATGACCGAGGACACCACGCGCGCGATCTCGGCGGTCGAGGAGACCCAACTCGACCAGATGAAGTTTCGGGAGACGGTGAAGCGCGGCCTTTTCTCGGCGCTATTGCTGGGCACGGGGATTTGGAAGTACGGGTGGAAAAGCTACCAGAAGAAGAAAGTCACCTACACGCGGCTGAATCCACTGCAAAAGCTGGTGGCGTTTGGCAAGAACCTGATCTTTCGCACGGCGGATTCCACGAAGTACAAGCGGAATGTGGATTGGGTCGACTGCGAAGAGCCGACGTTTGAGGACCTGGATATTCGGGATGTTCTCGTCGACCCGAGCACGCGGCGGGGAAATATCCAGGATGCAAGCTGTAAGTATGTAATCCACAAGCGCACGGTGACTTACCGGGAGCTTTTGGAACTTGCGCCGCAGTTGGGGTACGAGTTACCCGACGAGGACGAGATTAAGTCGTGGTTTATGCCACCCGCGGCGGCGGAGCAAATTCAGCAGGATCGAAGCCTCGAGTACCTGGGAAGCTCAGCGTACTTGCACCACGCGGCGCCACGGTTCCAGAAGACTACAGAAGACCCGTTCGAGGAGCCGCTAGAGCTGTTAGAGAGGTGGGATGATGACAAGTGCATCTCCGTTCTGCAAAGAGCACGAGTCATTAGAAATTGCGAGAATCCCTTCGGGTGCAAGCCATTTTATTCGCTTAACTGGTGGGATACACTGGACGCCTTTTGGGGGCTGGGCCTCGGAGTAGTGCTTGGAGGAGAGCAAAGATTCCAGCAGGGGCTTACCAATGCCACTGCTGATATCTGCTCCTTGATTGTAAACCCGACGATCGTGAGGTCTCGCGGAGCGAACGTCACGAGCCAGAACATTCGGCAAAGGCTGGGCGGAATTTTCGACGTTGACGGGCCAGTAAAAGACGCATTCATGTATGCCGAGACACCGAAGATCCCGACTGAGATTTTCATTGCGGGGCAGCAATCGGAGGCGCGGGCGGAGGCAGTCTCAGGGGCGAATGAACTCTTGACCCAGGGTAACTTGCCCCAGAGGGGAAGGACATCGCTGGGCCGGACCGCTACGGGAGCATCCGCGATGGCCGGGGCCGTGAACGACCGCATCGGCGGATTCGTAGAAGATTTTGTGCTCCAAGTTTTCGAGCCGTTCCTCTGGGACTTGCACCAGATGAACTGTGAGTTTCTGCCGGAGAAAGTACTCGCCGATATCTTGAACGACAAGCTTGGGAAGGATTTTGAGCTTGATGCCGAGAAGTACTTCAATGCGCCCATCGAGCGATTCGAGGTTATGGCCGGATCGCACATTGCCGTGAAGCAGCAGATGGCGCAGGCCGTGACGCTGATGGTAGAGCTATTCCAGTCGCCACAGACGATGAGCGAACTGGCGCAGATCAACGGGCAATATGTGGACGTGAGCGAACTGCTTCACATGATCGCCGACGTAAGTGGGTTCAGGAACTTCTACGACGTGATTAAGGACTTGACGCCCGAAATGCGGCAGAAAATGATGGCGATGAATCCGGCGGTGATTCAGGCGCAGGCGAAGGGGCGCTTGCAGCAACAGCAACACCAAAACCAACAGGAATTGATTGACCAAAAGGACGTGAATAGGGCCGTGGTGCTGGGGCTGAGGTCGGGAATCGAGAGCGAGATTCGGAGCGAAGCGGAGACGGGGCAAGGCGGCGCTGAAGGATTGGGCGCAGGGTGGACAGAGTAATTGGGCCATCGGGCGATCTGGCGATCTTGTCATTTGAGATTTGAAATTGGAGATTTGAGAGATGGAGGACGACTTTAAGGCGTTTCGGCAGTCGAGCTTTTGGCCGCAGGTGAGGCACTTCCTTGCGCAGACGTACGCGCAGATGGTGGCCGACATTGTGGCTGTCGAGCCGGGCGCGGGGGAGACGGCGGTACTGGCGGCGCATCGGGAAGCGGTAGGGGCGGAAAAGATGCTGAGGAAGCTGGTGCGCGCGGTAGAAGGCGCGGGGGTCGACCTCGCCGACGAGGACCCGAAGCTCGACATGAAGAACGTTGCCGACGTGAGGAAGTTCGTTTACGAGCAGACAAAGGGGGCCTGAAGATCGGGCCATTGGGACATCTGGCCATCGAGCCATCGAAAGGCGGAGACCGAAATGCCGACTCGAATTGAGCAAACGCAAGACGGGCAATACGTAGCGATTGTGGAGACGCCGGGCAGGCAACCACAACGATATTACGGGAAGGACCACGCCGAGATCATTCAAAAGCTTGGCCAAGCGCAGGAAAACGCCAGCAGGCGAATTCTGGAGTTGCGGACATCGGCAGGCCGGCCGGACCCCGTGCAGAGCATCCCGAGCTACGAAGGAAAGAATTTGAGTGTGGACGAATCGTTCAAGTTGGGGCAAGAACTTGGGGACCCGGCGAAGGCGGCGGCGGCGATTGATCGGGTGATCGAAGCGCGGCTGGGAGCGAAGCCGGAGGAGATCCGGCAGACGCTGGCAGCGGCGAACAACGCGATCGCGCGGGACAACTATCGCCGAGAAGGCTTAGCCTTCATGGCGGCGTTTCCTGACTACATCACAACGCCCGAGAACGAAAAGAAGATGTTGGCTTATCTCGAAGCGCACGAAATGGGTGTTACAGCGCGAAACTTCGCGCTTGCGTACGAGGAGCTGAGCAAGGACGGACTGCTTGAAACGGGCGACGGAGGCCGAGCGCCGCTCGGCCCTACACAAGATTCGGGGGCTAATCAGCCTCCAGGAAGTACATCGACGGCTGGAACGGAAGCGGCGGGAACGGCTGCTAACGAGAGGCCGCGTCCAGCGCTGACCGGGCTACCAGGAGGGAAAGCGGTTACCGGAACCGTGCCCCGGCGCCCCGGAGGGCTGACAGACGAGGAGTTTTTGAAAAAAGTCCACAACATGTCGGCGGCGGAGTACGACCGAGAGATCCTCGGGAGTAAAGAGAACTCCGCACGGCTCGAGAAGTTGCTGGCGCCAAAGGCTCCGCGAGGGCAGTAAATTTGCTATTTTGAAGTCTCAGAGTCCGTTTCCAGATTGGAAATTTGAAATTTGAGATTTCAAAAGACAGGGAAACGGACATGCCCTATTCACCTGCTGCGAACCTGGTGAGTAACCTACCCCAGGCGCAAGCAATCCACTACGTAAAGACCTTCATCGAGAACCTGAAGGCTGAGACTCCATTCCTCCGCCAATGCACGCGGATGGAGCTACCCGAGAACTCAGGAAACCAGGTTCGGCTGTTCATGTACACTCCGCTGGGAGCGAACGCGAACCAATCCGCTGAAGGCACCGTGGGCTCCGGGCTCACCATGGCCGTGCAGACGGTCTACGCGCTGATGGGCGAGTACTCAGACTATGCGAACTTCTCGTCCTTTGCCGTAGCCACCGCCATTGATCCTCTCGTGGACAACGTTCAGAAGGAAATGGCGTACAGAGTAGGCCAATCGCTTTCGCTGCTGGTACGCACCGTGGTCGACACCAGCGCTTATGCGATTGACAACTCAGTGCGAATCCTGCTGCCGGCGACGAGCACATCGAGTTACACCACCAACACCAACACTCAGTTGCGCTCGGCGGTAATGAGCCTTTTGGGCCGGTCGGTTAAACCTCTGGATGGCCGAGGAATGCTGGGGGGCGTCATCCACCCGTTCGTGCTTGGCGATATTCTCGCCGACACGGCGAACAATAGCCCCATCGACATCCTGAAGCACACACCGGAGGGATTCCAAAAGCTGGAGGACCTGGGAAGCACAGACCTGGCAGAGATCGTGCAGTTCCCCAGCACCGACGTGATGTTTTGCAAGACCCCGCTGGTATACCTCACGCCCAGCTCGCCCGGATACAATCCGGGGTCGGGCGCCATCAGCGGGCTGAGCGCACTCCGAACATACATCTTTGGACGGGACGCGGTCATCGCAATCCGGCTGGGCGCGAAAGGCGACACACCTTTTGGGGAAGGGAATTACCAGAACATTCAGTGCAACGTGGTAAGGAACGCCCCAACCAGCCAGGCCGACCCTGCGGGATTGATCCCCGCGTGGACCTCATATCGAGTGCACTTCACGGTCAGCTTGCCGCCTGATACCACGATGCGTTTACGCTACATCGACGGCGCGTCGGGCATCAGCTAGGAAGTTCAGAAGCAAGGAGCAAGAAGGGGGCGGGACCGAACATCTCGCCCCCGGACCGCTACGGGACTTGAGATTTGAAATTGGAAATTTGAAATGCGGATTGACCTTCGGCATAAGTTGTGGCTCGAGAAGATGCCGGTGCGGTTTTGGTGGGCGGCCTTGTTTTGGGCGATGCTTTTGACAGAGGCAGCCTGGCGCGGCGCGTGGAGATTTTTTCGATGGGCGGGGCCGTTCCGCTAGAAAAACTGCCGGACATAAACGACCAGGACTCGATTGACGAGGAGTTGCGGTTCGTGTATCCGACGCCGAAGCTGAAGGCGGAAGTGGAAACGCTAGAGGCGCGAGGGGAGACGGAGACGCCATCGCAGGTCACGGTTGAGACCGAGCAGCGAATAAGGGAAGAAAACACGGCGGCGGTGAGGCACCACAGATTCCCCGACCAGGAGGGCTTGCAAAATGTCAGGGTTGGCAATGCCATTCGTGATTTCGATTTTCTACGTCGCCTTAATCGCTGCGTGGCTAGCCGTTTCACTCATCTTAATCGACCTGGCGTTTGGCGCATGGAATGCCTTCGCAAGACGGAATCGGGTGGGGCTTGGGAATACGCGGACGGGGTGCAGGCGGGAATGATACCCGAGTACAGCACGCTCTACGTGGATAAGCACGAGCTGCCGGGGAACGAGATGTTTCACGGATGGAGGACGACGCTGCTGAATCTGATTGGGAAAGGCTTCGTAAGCGAAATGGAGGCGGAGCGGGTTTTCGGGCCGGCAACCGGACCGGAGGCGTGGAGGTACAGGAAGGCGCTGTACGTTATGAGGAACGGGCACGCGATTTGAGATTTGAAATTTGAGATTCGCGGCACTGGATTTCAAATTTGAGATTTCGGATTCCAGATTGGAGAGAAGGAACATGGCCAAATTGACCGCTGAAGATTTTGCGCTTCGGGAGCGAGAAGTCGAACTCGAAACAAAGGAGTTGAACCTAGAGGTTTTGCGCGACAATGTGAAGCACATCCGGGCGAGGCAAGAGCGGCAACAGATGAGTCACGCCCAGGTGGAGAGCGCACTGAAGGAGTTTGTGGAGTCGCAGGAGCGCGGCTTCCTGCAATGCAACCACCGGAAGGGCGGCAAGAACCTGGAGGGCGCGCGGGGACGCGGTACGGACGACAAATACGCGATCATCCGGCACCAGCTTCCGATTGGCGACCTGGCGGTTATTTGCACGCGCTGCCATAAGGTTTGGCTACCGACCGGCTTATGTTTGCTTCTTGGCATAAAGGCTGACCCAGAGGCCTACCGGCAGGCATGTGAGTGGCCCACGGACAACGAGGACAGCGGGTCGGCCCTGTTCGTGCCGATCAAGGGCGGGAAGGAGGTAAAATGAGCGAGGAAAAAGAGAAAAAGGACGAGCTGAAGAAAGAGCGAGAGCCAGCCACGATCACTATTATAATCGTGCAGCCTCCTGCTCCTGTGTACCCAGCGCCTACTTACGTGCCCTATCCGGCCTATGCGTATCCGCCACTCTACACGGGGGCGCCCTTTTGGCCGCAGCGGTGGGGGACGCTGTGCTAGCCGCGGCGCCTTGGGGATTCGAAATTTGAGATTTGAGATTTGAGATTTGAGATCTGAGAGATGGCGAATTCTTCAATAACGCTGCAAAGCATCGTGGACACGGTGAGGGCGATGCCGGACCTTGCGCCGCAGTTGAGCGTGGGCGGTATGAGCCAGCAGCCGGCGCTCTCGATCGCTAACCATGTGATGATGGACATGGTTAGCCCGACGATGAATTGGAAATGGAATCGGATGCTGGCGCCGGTGTTTTACACCAACTCGATGCAGCAGGACTATGCCGTGCCAGGCGTGGTCAACCTGGGCTGGATCGAATCGGCATTCCTAATCGACATTAACAACACCGCGACGCCAAAGCCGCTTTGGCCCATGGAATCGGTGCGCGATCTCTCACTGACGAGCTGGATGTACGGGCGAGTCGGGCAGGTGTCCTGGCTTCCGAACAGCCTACTCACCTACGGCACCTGGGCGGCGAGCCAGACGTACACGGCGATTATCGGAACGAGCGCGAATCCCGGAACGCCGCTGACGATCATTCAGGACCCGAATGGGAACTACTGGGTTCTGACAAACAACCTGAACGCTACGGTGAAGACGGGAACGACACAGCCATCGTGGCCAGCAACAGGAAGCATCACGTACCCGACGCCGGAGAACCCGAACCAGGCGGCGACCACAGTTGCCGACAACGCGGGCGGTGGAACGGCGGTTTGGACGGCGATCAACCCATCGGGGCAAGGATTCAGGGTCTTCCCGCTGCCACCGATCAACGGACTTTACTTCGAGATCCACGTGCTAGGGCAGAAGCGGCCGCCGCGATTTACGGTGATGAGTCAGACGCTCGAGCCGATCCCGGACGACTACGCGGACCACTTCGAGCACGGATTCATTGCACACGCCTACAGGTACAGCAAAGACAAAAACATCAGGGCAAAGTTTGCGGATGAGTATAAGCTCTGGCTCGATTCGATGGCAGAGGCGCAGAGGAAGGCAGCACGCGAAAAAGAAGAGGCGGGATTCTACCCGGCTGAGGGAATCCTGCAAGGCGGAATGACGCCGTGGAGCGGGCCGGCGAATCCATTCTATCCAGGAGGATTCTGAATGGCGTGGTTTAGGGGATACGGAACGCCCGGGGCGATTGCCGGGCAGCAGAATAACGATTGGTACTTGAATGTTCTGAACGGCGCGGTGTACGAATTGCTGGCGGGCACCTGGACGGCGGAGGGAACGATCCAGACCATTCCGGCTACGGCCGTCCAGTCAACCATCTCCTTGCAATCTACCATTAACTGGGCGCAGGGATTCTTGGGGTTTGCG